GGTGAACACGTCGCAGACGCCAAACTGGACCGCCATATCAACATAAGGCAACTAAATGAGCAGTACTTATTCACCCAATTTACGTATTGAGCTAATCGGCACGGGCGACCAGTCCGGGAGCTGGGGCACGACCACGAACACCAACCTCGGCACACTAATTGAAGATGGTATTTCTGGGTATGTTGCGGTATCAGTAACAACCGCCAACCAAGCCCTCACAGCAAACAACGGCACAGCCGACCAAGCACGAAACGCAGTTTTAGCGTTGACAACCACTACCGGGGCAAACTTCGCGGTCTACGCTCCTCCGACTGAGAAGACGTACACTGTCTATAACGCTAGCGCCTATACCGCAACGATTTACAACTCCACAGTACTTGGCAACACCACTGCTGCAGGTACCGGGGTCGCAATCCCAACAGGTAAAACAGTAACGGTTTGGACTAATGGGGCTGATTTTAAGTACCAAAACAACTACTTGGTTGGGGATGTGGTTGGCAAGCTGTCAACACCAAACTTTAGTGTCGAAGAGTCAGGGGGGAAACTCACCATCAAGTACGGCGCGACCACAGTTTTTTCTATTTCCAGTGCTGGCGTCATTACCGCACTGTCAAATGTTGTGTCAAATGACACGCCTTAACAAGGAGTTATAAATGGCAACCGCCCTAACAAACACCGGGGTACTGTTCCCCGACGCGACTACGCAGACTACGGCAGCGGTCTCGGTGCCTTCATTTCCAATTGGTACGGCAATGTTATTTGCGCAAACTTCAGCGCCTACTGGTTGGACTAAATCAACCGCCCACGACAACAAGGCATTGCGACTTGTTTCAGGTACGGCTGGCTCTGGTGGCTCTGCGGCCTTTACAACAGCGTTTGGTACGCCGAGTGTTTCTGGTTCGGTTAGTTTAAGCGGTTCTGTTGGCGCTACAACACTTTCAACGGCACAGTTGGCAAGCCACACCCACAGTGTTCCGTTCTACACCAGTGGCAACCCCGAGGGGGCGATACGTATCAAAGGGGATGGAACTCAAGGCGGTGTCACAAACATAACCTCCGGGGCTACTGGATCAAATTCCTCACACACACACAGCTTTTCTGGCTCCGGCTCTCTTTCATCCGCAACAACTGCAATTGACGTTGCTTATGTTGACGTAATCATTGCGACAAAAGACTAATGAAACTAGAAGCTAAAGCAAACTGTCCACTAGATGGGTTTAAACCATGTCGTCAACTTGACTGTGCATGGTTTATGAAAGTACGTGGTAACAATCCAAACACAGGCGAAGAAATTGACGATTATGGTTGTGCAATTGCATGGATGCCTGTGTTGATGATTGAGAATAGCCAGCAGCAACGTCAAACAGGTGCGGCTGTTGAATCTTTTAGAAACGAGATGGTTAAAGCAAACGATGTAAGCCAGCAAGTACTAAGGGCAACCATTCAACAAGCTGTACCGTCTACTAAATTTATTGAGGTACAAAAATGAAACTAGTGATTATTGCAGACGACAAACGTGTTTGCATAGACGGCGTTTGTTATGACAATCTTGATATTCAATTGCTTGACGATTTAGTTCACGCAGTCCAATGGAATGGTCAGTTTGGCGAAATAGAGTACAAGACTGCGTTTGAAAACGGCCAAATAACAAAGCCGCGAAACCAAGTCATTACATCTATTGATTCATATCAATGGGCTGTTGACGCTTGGGGCGCAGCAAATGCGGCTGAACAAGCGGCGCTGCAGCAAGCAGCCGGAAGTTAACGTCTGTGCGCGTGGAGCACCTAGAAGCATCAACTTTTGGTGCGCGCCAACTACTAACGACAAACGTATATGCGCCTTGACTTAATTCAAAACAGCTACGTGTACGTGCCGAGGTTTGTAGACCCTAACGAAGCCGCGGCTTATTCAGCTGATTTTTCTGCGTATTGCACAAACATGCTAGTAGATGGTGACCCCCAAGTACCTAACTCCAGCGCTGTCTATAATTTTTTACCTTTTGTAAGGCTCCTTGTTCAAAAAGTTCCGCATGTAACAGAACTGCTGGGTGAACAAGTGCTACCTACCTACACGTACGCGCGGGTCTATAAAGAAGGTGCGGTGTTGCGTAAGCACACAGACCGTCATGCGTGTGAGATAAGTCTTACGGTAAATTTAGCCAAAGACGGGGACTGGCCTATTTATTTTAATCGTCCTGACGGGTCGGAGGCATGCGTTGAACTAGAGCCGGGGGATGCTGCTATGTATTTAGGATGCGCAGCTGAGCACTGGCGTAACCCGTTGAGCAGTAAGGAGCACACACAGCTGTTCATGCACTATGTTAAATCTTACGGTGCGAACGCGTGGGCGTACTTTGACGGAATACAGCAATAGCACTACTAACTGAGTAAACAACTTCACCACGCAATGAAAAAATTAGAAGACTACATCAAAGTTTTTGACGGCGTTCTGACGAACGAGCTTTGTGACAGCTTACTCAAAGAGTTTAGCGGCGAAGACGAGTGGTCTAAAACCGTGATCGTTAATGGGGACGTTAACGACAAAGTTAGGGCAGCAGAAACTATCATACTTTCGTACCCACACGTTATAGAACGTAATCAGGAAATACGTAGTGCGATAGACAAACAGTTGTTTACCTCTGCTGCCGCAGTTATTAAGCAGTACAACGAAAACTTTTCTAACTGCTGCATACAAGAAGACTCTGGTTATGAGTTGCTACGGTATAAAGAGGGGCAGTTTTATGTGCAACATACGGACTCGTTTAGGGAGCGCCCTCGCGCCGTGTCTTGCTCATTTGCGATAAACGACGATTACGAAGGCGGGGAGTGGGGCTTTTGGGACCGAGAGAAAGTCGTAAAACTAAAAAAAGGTTCGGCCATTCTGTTTCCGTCTAACTTTATGTACCCGCACGAGATTATGCCGGTCACAAAAGGGGTTAGGCACTCTGTTGTTACTTGGTTTATATAAAGGCTAACGTGCTAGCCGAACTCGCTATAGCCAACGCTGCGTTTGCAGTTATTAAAGAGACCGTTGCCAATGGTGGAGACATCATGGCAGCGGGGCAGCACCTGTTCAGCTTCTTTGATAACAAGGCCGCGATAGCTAAGAAAGCAAACGCCAGTGGGTCTGATTCAGAAGCGTTTTTTGCACTAGAAGCTATTAAACGAAACGAACAAGAGCTGCAAGAGATAATGATCTACTGCGGTCGAGCTGGGTTGTGGGACGATTGGTTGCAGTTCCAAGCTGATGCAAAGCGTAAACGAGATGCAGCGGTCAAGGCTGAAGCACTAGCTAGATACAACCGCAAACAAACAATCTGGGCGTGGGTTAACGGTATTTTGATTACGGTTTCTGTTTTGTCTGGCGTGATTGTTATCGCCATATTGGTGTGGGCCATATATACAAGGGGCGGAAATGGATGATCTTATTTCGATGGTTAAGGGCTTCGCGCCCGGTATTGCTACTGTACTTGGTGGTCCTCTGGCTGGCATGGCAGTTAGTGCGCTTTCTAAACAGCTTGGCGTCAAAGACGAAGTAGATGCTGTAATGCGGGCAATTAACAAAGACCCCGAAGCTGAGGCAAAAATAAAACAGCTTGAGCACGACAAATTCAAAGCGATTCTTGCCGATAAAAACAGTGCTCGCGAGCGCGAGATGGCTATCGCTTCAAGTACAAATGCGCCCCTCCTTAATAAAATTGTCACGCCAGCGTTGGCGCTAGGCGTTGTTAGCCTGTCGTTCCTGCTGTTCGCGGTGCTAATCTTTGTGGAGGTAAAGCCCGAGGCTAAAGACATCCTGATCTACATTCTCGGCGTCTTGTCTGCTGCGGTGACACAAATCCTGAGCTACTATTTCGGTAGCAGCATGGGCAGTAAAGATAAGGGCGACCAACTACGGAACGCCGTCAAATAATCTGGAGTACGTCATGTCGTTCTGGCTACCTGTTGTTTTTATTTGTCTCACCGGGGGCAATTGCGGGTTTGCAAGCGGCAGCTTAACAGCGACAGCCAGTCAGTGCGAGAAGACGAATTACGCCGTCAGACAAAAGCTGGCCACAGACCTAGATGTTGCAAGTTTTAAACTTGTCTGCATAC